CGCCAATCTTTATATAAAAGTTCGGCCTGTTCTGTTAATGCATCTTCAATGTAGAAAGTTTCACTATCTACAAAATTTGCCACAAAAAACTTTGTGATTTCATCATCACTATAATTTCTCGCCAATTTATTGAAAAAATATTGATCTTTTCTTTTTGAAAATGTTACTTTGGAAGTACGAGTTCTTCCTGAATATTTGAAATAATCGTATGTAGGATACTGAAAATGTTTTTTGATTGCGACATATTCTTTGTAACATTCGTAAGGTTCCACTTTAATCATAATCCAGGTATTTTGGTTGTCTTAGGAAGAAAATTTAAACTCTCTGCTTCTTCTCTTACCTTAGATTTTAATGCGCCTTGCACAAGTTTACCAATTATTTCTGGTTCAATATTGTTACTATCACAATAATATTGAATAGCATCCATATAAGTCATGCGTTTTGACTTTTTTATATGCTCTATTTGAAGAGTGAAGTCTTGAGGTGATAATATTTTAAGCATTTATTTTTTTAATAGTTTTATTGATTGCGGTTTTGACCATTTTTGGTGTAATTGTTTTCGTACACTCAAACATCCTATCCGTATCTTCATGATCAGGACACCATTTCCAATTTCCAGGATCAAAAATATATCTATTGTAACAACCATTACAGACATTCTCATTAAAAACTCTTTCGCATTTAAATTGAAATTCTGAATATGGTTTACTAAATCCTGATATTAGTACAACGTGTTTGTTAAGAGCCCAAGCCAACCAAGAAAGACCAGAACCCAATCCAATAAAAAATTCAGCACCATTTAAAGTTGCTATTGTTTGATCTAAAGTTCTTTCCTGTCTCTTAATTGTATCATTTGGAACAGAATTTATGAAATCACTATTACCAAAATGTGCATGTTTATCAATACACACTACTTCATATCCTTTTTTCTTTAAGTATTTGACTATTTCATCCCAACCTCCCTCGTAATTCCAATATTTTGCTTGAGCCGTACTTTGAGTGCCTATACAAACATAAGGTTTTTTGATTTCTGTTTCCTCTTCTCTTACAGTTATTTTAGCAGGAATTTCAACATAGTCAAGACCTAAAATTTTTGATGCACATTCTTGTAGTCCATAATTAAAATAACTTCCTGACATATGATTTTGATCGTCTATCATCCATCCAATTTTATATTTAAAATCAAAATCTTCATAACCATTTTCAGGAGTTTCAAACTGTATTTGCGGATAGCGATCTCTGAATAAATCATTAAAAAATGTAGAAGCAATAATTTTACATTGATGCTTAATTCTAAATTGTTCAAGTATCGGCATCCACGCTAATGCATCTCCTAATGCTAGTGAATCATACCAAATAAAAACTTTTTTGTCTTTTAAGTCTTGAACATATTCAAATTCAATCTCACCAGTTTCAATATTTTTTGCGATAATTCTCCAAGGCACAAAATAAGATATAGTACAGGCGGCCCAAGCACCGACACCTATTCTCTGAGAATAATGTACAGTTTTAGTTACATCATCCATAAAAGTTACATCATATTCTGCCTTTTTTGTGCCTGTAATTTTTAAATAGGGGTTGGGCTTTACAGTAACGGTGAATTGATTTTGTTTAATTTTCTTTGGAGTATTATCATACGAAAAAATAAGACGATCCTTCATCTTAAAAGGTTTCGTATATTTCATCTCTTTTGCTTCATAGTAATATTGTTCCAGTTCATCAAAAATGTTTTCCCAATCTCGTTCTACCGCAAAAGATCTAGCCTTTTTAGAATAATCATCATAATCATTCAATATAGTTTTGACACCATCCACAATCGTATCAACTTCTCGTGTACATTCAATTAATCCAGGAATTTCAACATTATCTTGCATTGTACCTACACACGGTAGACCGCATGACATTGCTTCCAATACCGCTAGACAGGGTTGACCAGTTTCTATTGATGCAGGATGTATAATAATATGATGTTGGTTTAGCAGAGATTTCAATTCAGGTTTTTCTACATTACCTGTTTGATGTATTTCAATGTCATTTTTTGCTTGATCAATTATTTGATAAAAAAGTTGATTATAATTATCATGTATACTATCAGGACCTATAATCGTAATTGGCAATCCTAATTTTTGAGCGGCAATTACGGCAAGATGAAAACCTTTTCTATCGTCACCTCCACCAACACAACATAATCTGATATCTTTTGGTTTATCAACAGGATAGTAAAAATTACTATCAACTCCATGATTGAGTTTTCTCATTTTATCAGGCATTCCAAACCAATCATACATATCATCAGTTGGTATCAATGTAAACAAAGAATTTTTTATTGTTTCCACATTTGAATTATAAAACCATGAGTCTTTACCATTCAATTTTGCAAATGTATCATGCATTGTAAATATGTAAGGTATGCATCTATCCTTAACAAGATCAAAAAATCCTCCTGTATGATTATGAAACACATCAAATTCTTCTAAATCATTTTGATTCACATCATCCAACCATTTAAGCGTAACCTCGTGTCCTCGCTTTTGAGCAATCCTAATATAATGATGCATAACCTCTTCTAAACCACCATAACCTTTTGGAGGAATGCTCAAACCACACCCGACATGTATTTGCATTATTTTTAAATAATCTCTTTCAGGTTTTGGTTTTTCAATTTCTACTATTTCTTCCTCTTTAAAATCTATTTTTTCAATTATTTGCTTATTTCTCACATAAGCATTTGCGTGAAAACGATTGTCTTGTATGAACCAATTAAAATGATATCCACAACTAACAAATGCTTCCTTTATTTCTTTTATCTGATCTGTACCTGTTCTATTATTTGTATGTAAATGTGCATTATCAGAAAATATAATAATTTCATATTCCGCATTTTTTGAATTATTAATTTCATTACAAAAATGAACTATGTCTTGAGGTGTAGTGTTCAAATTTATTTTCAAAACAAATGTTTGCACATCTTTATGAAATTCATCAAACCGAACATCGTGATCATAATATAATATTCCAATTTTTTCTTTTTGAAGATTTGAATAATCATAATTAATAAATGATATTATGTTTGGTGTTTTTTCAAAATTCACTCGTGAGGTATATAATGCTTCGGCCGAATCATAGATATCATCAAAATATTTTATATTTCTAGGATACTCTAAAACAAAAGACTTTCTTCTTTCTTTTGCATCTATTGCTAATTGTGCTTCGCCTCTTGGATTCCATCTACGAAAGTTTTCACTATCACCGTGTTCTCTAGCAATATAATTTGTTCTAGGTATAGTAATCCATTTACCACGTTCCTCCAACATCAATAACCATTGTCCGTCATTTGAAGAACACGCATCACCATCCTGATGTACAGGAAAGTCTAACCCTGGTAAATTTCTAAAAACTCTCAAATAACCAAAAATATTAGTTCTGTTTGCCCATAATTTTTCAAATCCTTCCAGAAAAGAATCATTGTCTCTGGTCATATAAACATTATCTTTATAATCTTTAAAGATATCATTTTTATCTACAGGTAAATTGCCATGGTATTTATTGGCATTAAAATGCATCAAAACTGCTTCTGGAAAAATACTAAAATAATGAATAATTTGTTCTAATGCGGTAGGTAATAACTTATCATCTGAATCAATATGACATACAATATCGCCAGTAGCATGTATTTGAGGGTTCCACCAAATTTCTTTTTTGAAATTTGGATATACTAATCTAATTCTTGGATCTTTAGCCTGTAACTCATGTAATTTACTAAGAGTATTATCATCAGAAAAGTCATCGGCCACAATCCATTCCCAATTATCATATGTCTGTCCGAAAACTGATTCTGATAACTCCTCAATAAATTTTTCAGCCCTGTAACAAGACGTAACCAAGGACAATTTGAGACCTTGAGATTTTGGTTCATATGGTGTCCTTTTTAAATCTAAATCTTTTGATAAACAAACATCATTTACATTTTCATGCCATTCCTGCTCGTAACTAAAAGTATGAAATTTTCCAGCGGCGGCCGCACCTGGCATACCATAGCACCAGTCATAATTTAAATGATATATTTTAGGATCATCATATTTTCGTATTCGTTCAGTGCCTTCAAATTCATTATCTCTAAAACTTTCACCATAAACCAATACTTCCTGTAAAAAAGATTTCTTCCATATGGCAGGTTGATGATTCATCAAATACCCCGCCTTTTTATCAATTTTCAACAGTCTATGATCATTGACAAAATAATCTGTTTTATGTAAAAAATCTTTATTAGAAGATAATGTATTTAATCGGTGTACTCTGAGAATATTTATTCCACTACGTTCTACAAAACGATAAGCATTCTGAAACAGACCAGGATCTACCTCATGCTTTAACCACATGTCTTCTTGAATGTATAGCAAATATTCTTCTTCAATATTTTCAAGTGCCGTGATTAAGCGATCACTCCAACCATGATCAAACTGTTTTTTCAATCCTTTTGTAGGTAGAGGATTACCATGAGAATCAACTTCTCGGGTCTCTGTTATCCACTCCTTTTTACTTGTGAATGTTTTTAATTGCGTGACATCATTGTATGGACACTCCAATTCTTCGTTTACAAAATAAACATTCCAATCTAAAGTTTTAGGCCAAAATTTTTCATAAGAAACATGCCAACCATTCCAAAATGTTTGATATTCGTCACACGTATGTATAAAATAGCAAATATTACTCACTTGGTTCCTTGAAATATAATGAATTGCAAATTGTTAGTCTAGCACGTTCGGATTCGTCTGTCAAGTCGTATTCTCTAAAAAAGTTATGATCAGTATAAACTCTTATACATTCTTCTGGTACCGTCAATAAATGATAATTATATTTAAAAAGTGTTTTTTCATAATACAATACGTCATTTACAAAAATACTAAAGTTCATGTCGCAATGAGGATTCATAAGAAAAAGATGATGTTGAGATACCTTTTCATTTTTTGGTATACATGCCACCCAAGGAAAATCTTGATGTGTATGCATTCTATCTTGCTCCATACCAATTGCTTCTAAATTTTCTGGAAAATTTATTAATTCAACATTCGTATGTTTATAGGGTTTTAATGATGTTAAATTAAAAATATATGCATAATACTCTTCACCTATCAAAAACCCGTTATTTGAAACCACATCTGCACTATGATTGAAATCTCCTGCTTCATAAAAACAAGTTGAAAGATAATCAACTTTTGCTGAAATAAGTCTAGTTGTAATTTGTAATCGTGTTCCTACATGAAAACCTTCACCTCTTTCCTTATATTCAATAAATTTTTCATTTTCCCAATAATAAAAAACCCCGTCAATACCGTTTTTTAATTTTTCAACATTTTGAGTCAAAACATCAGAACTATGCAATAAACCATCATAATCCATAATGTGTATATACTTTTTACGTAATAATTTTGCATATTCAACACCAATATGCATAAGTCGTTGAACTGCAAGAACAGTATTATTTGTATTAAACTCTTTTGAGGAAATATCATAATTGGGCGTATACCAAACCATATATCCAAGATATTTCAAATCCGTAAGAATAAAATTATCTTTATCATAAACAAAATAATCAACAGAGTCTTGAAATTCTTTCGGTGCTGGAGTATGAGTGGTTACGATCACCTCATAACCAAATCCTTTTATTTTATTGATTAATTCGGAGCAGACTTGTAATCTTTTATAGTCACTTAGATGTGCATGAATTAAAACAATAGAGTCTTCACAACTCATAAGTTATATCACCGTCTTTGAGTAAGGTTGTACCGTCTTTATGTGATTTATCAAGATAAGATTCACCTGAACATTGTATAGAAAAAGGTTCTTTTGTGATACCAGATAATTTGTCAGGAAACACTGTATTATTTAGCCACAGATCATATGTATCCCACCCACTATTTTTAAATTTGTCAACAAAATATTCTCTTCTTTCAGTAGGTATCAAATAGCAATGAGCCTCAGACATTCTTTCTGTCACACCAAAATGCTTATACTCGTCATAATGCCAGTCTGGTATTCTTTTACCGAAAGACATATAATTTAGATTGTTCTCCATGAGATCATCAAAACGATCCATAACCTCTCTGCGAACATCATGTAAAGGTTTGATAAAAATTGCATCACACTCACAAAACAACACCGCATCATATTCATCAGTTAGATGTGTTTCAATTGCGGTTCTATGAGCAAGAAAATTACCATAATGTGCTGGAGCAAGTTTATATTCACCAGGCACCATTTGAACGGCATCAGGTCTCGCACAAGTATCTATAGGTGGCAATTCTGTATATGCATCATTAATCATTTGTTCATATTCCCAACCTGTTTCTTCTGCAAACTTTGTCAAATGCTTAATAGATTCTTTTTCTCGTTGACCATTCACATCTACAAGCATGTGTACAATTTTGATTTTGGGCATACGTTCGGCAAACATCTCACCTAACTCACCTTCCATCATACCATCTTTTGTCGTAACTTCATATCCTAAACTCTTTAGTCTATTCACCATTCCTAAACAAAAATTTATGTTGTCTTCTTTTTCAGGTAAAAAATTGTGAACTTCCATATATAATTTTCTGATTCTATATTTTAGATAGTCATCAGAAATAGTTGGAAAAATATCATTCTCACCACCTTCACAATCAATCTTCATCACATCTATTCTATCTACTTCATTATTATCTGCGAAAGT